CTAGGGCGCCATCGACTTGTCGTAGGGGATAGCACCAAGCCAGAAACCTGGCAGAAGTTGATGGGCGGCAAGCGCTTTGACTTGCTATGGACTGACCCGCCCTACGGCATTGAATACGAGGGCAAGACCAAGGAGAAACTTACAATTCAGAACGACGGCCTTGCTGGATTGGAAGGGCTGCTGAATGGCGTTTTTACCCTGGCAAGTGAGAATGGAATCCCTGGGGCAGCCGTCTATGTCGCTCACCCAGACGGTCCGAACTCAGTGCAATTTCAGAACGCATTTCTAGCCCAGGGATGGCGCTGGCACCAGCGTCTTATTTGGGCTAAAGAAAAGATCGTTCCTGGGCACTCTGATTACCATCAGCAGCACGAGGCAATCTTGTTCGGATACTTCAGAGACGCCAAAGGAAGGCGCGGGCGTGGCGCTGACGGATGGTTCGGTCCCAACAATGAGTCCAGCCTGATTACGCATCCAAGCCCTAGGGCCAGCCACGAACACCCGACAATGAAGCCTATTGGATTGGTTGCGCGGTTCATTCAGAACAGCGCGCCTATTGATGGGATCGTGGTTGATCCGTTCTGCGGCTCTGGGACGACCATCCTGGCGGCCGAGCAGACAAAGCGGATAGGCTACGGAGTAGAACTTGAGCCGAAGTATGCAGATGTTATCTGCACGAGGTTTGAGAAAATGACTGGGATCAAACCAGTCCTAGAGTCGAGCGGCGCAGCCGTCTCGTTTGTGAAGGAGTAGAAATGGGAAAGGTTATTGGAGCGCACCTGGTAGGAAGCATCAAGGGCGATAGCGCAGAGGACGTCTTTAAGAAGGCCGCGTCGGCTTTGCCTGGGAAACTCAAGCGTTTGCCAGACGGCGAAACAGGCGAGCGTAATTATTGGATCGGCTTTCAGATTCCGCGCCTGCTTGGCGTTGCAGGAGTAAGCCAGGGCGCCGAGAAGGTAACTGACTACGGAGAACTCCCTAGCCTTCATGTTGATCCAGGCACAGAGATTCCAGGCAAGGCGCTGGGGTATAGCGACGCCGCCATTGCATCCTGGGAGGTGTTCCAACGCCTCCAGGCTGAAGGCGTCATTGAGGAAGGCACGCTGTTCCAGGTAAGCCTGCCTTCTCCATACGCAGTCGCAATCTGCTGGGGCGAGTTTGGCGCTAACCAAGATTGGATGAATTCCTACAAGCCAGCCTTGCTAGATGAAATCGCAACCATCTGCGAGGCGATTCCGAACGACCGACTATCAATCCAGGTAGACATTGCTGCTGAGGTCGGAGCACTAGTCGGCGCCTTCCCAGCAGATGAAGGCTACAGATCAATCAGCGACATCGCTGCGGAGATTGGCGATGTGCTTCTAGCAATCCCAGAAGCCGTAGACCGAGGCGTGCACTACTGCTTTGGCGACTATGGCCACAGGCATTTCAAGCAGCCAGAGAACCTTGATCTCGTAGTGGAATTGGCGAACGCTGTCCAGGAGATTTCTCCTGCGGACTATCTCCACTTCCCTGCGGACCGAGATAGCGGACTCAACTCGGCCTACTATCTGGCGCTCCGTAACCTAGAGCACAAAGGCGCCGAGGTCTCGCTTGGCGTGATTGATTACGACGGAGAGCCTGAGCGCACTGACGCACTGATCCTGGCAGCCAAGATGGGCGTTCCAGGACTAGACTTCTCGGTATCTGCTGAATGCGGCCTTGCCAGAATTGGCGAGCGCGGCGAAGGCTCAATTGAGAAGCATCTCGCGGAACACGCCCGCGTTAGCCTGGCCCGATGAACCACGCGGTCGAGTCCTTCGGATTTGATCACCGCACCCTCACGGCTCCGTTTGTCCGCTTAGCGGGCAGCGGGCTGGGAGGGTGCAACATCTCTAAGTACGACTTGCGATTTATCACACCGAACCAGGGCGCTATGGATACCGACGGCCTGCACTCTCTGGAGCACATGCTGGCCGTAGCAATCCGCGATCACCGACCGAGCGTCATCGACATCTCCCCGATGGGCTGCCGCACTGGGTTCTATCTCAGCGAGGTAGGGGACGCAGATACGATGGGCGTCCTGGACGCTCTCCGTAAGGCGCTGCTGCAAATCCTAGAGGACAATGAAGTGCCTGCTTCTAACGAGCAACAGTGCGGAAACTGGCGTGACCACAACATCACCAAGGCTAAGGAGTACGCACGCCTGTTCCTCGCCTCATCGAGTTAGCGATGGGCAGCAGGGGCCCAGCGCCAAAGCCGACCAGGCTCAAGATACTTGGTGGCGAGACTCGCCCCAGCGTGATCAATTACGCGGAGCCGATGCCAGCGGGCGGGGCGCTCACGCCGCCGCCAGATATGCGCTTAGAGGCGCGTGTGATCTGGGAGCGGGTAGTTGATGCGATTGGCGGCACAGGCGTGTTGACTTCAGCAGATCGAGATGTCCTGCGCCTCTACTCCGAGGCGTTCGCCAGGTATCTCCAGGCCGAGGAGATGCTGAATAAGACTGGGCCGCTGCTCAAGGGTAGAGACGGAGCGTATGTTAAGAACCCGCTGCACCAGGTTGTGCGCGATAACGCTGATGCCGTCAAGAAGTATGCGCGTGAACTTGGTCTGACGCCAGCGGCTAGAGTAGGACTGAAGGGGGACATTGATGGCCAAGCCAACTCGGCAACGGCGAAACTCGACGCAATCATCCGAGCAGCCCGCCGCGCCTGAGGGCGAGGTTGTCGCGTCCTTCATTGAGTCGTTCTGCCGTCTTTCTAAAGGAGACGACGCTGGGCAACTGATCAAACTGCGCCCTTGGCAACGCCAGATTCTGCACGACCTTTTTACGCACCGCGAGGACGGCAAGCGCCGCTACAGGCGCGGGCTACTCCTTATGCCTAGAAAAAACGGCAAGTCGCTGCTGGCCGCTGGCATCGCGCTCTATTCACTCTTCAATGAGATCGGCGCTGAGGTTGCTATCGTCGCTGGCGACCGCGCCCAGGCGAGGATCATCTTTCGTGAGTGCGCCAGGATGGTTGAGTTGGACCCTGTGCTCTCGCGCAAACTTCATGTGCTTCGGGATGTGATTGAGTACGCGGAGACTGGCTCCGTTCTGCGAGTCCTATCCTCGGAAGCCTCGCGTGCAGAAGGCTACAACTTCAGCACCGTTCTCTTTGACGAGATCCATGTGCAGCCCGACGACAGGCTATGGGCAACCGTCAACCTAGGGAGCGGGGCGCGTAAGAACCCGCTGGTGCTTGGCATCTCTACGGCTGGAACCAAGACCGACAATCGCGGCCAAGACTCGCTCTGCTACAAACTCTGGCAATACGGCATGCGCCTAGACAGCAAAGAACTCGATGACGACGCGTTCTACTTTAAGTGCTTTACAGCGCCCGACGACCTAGCCTGGGATTCTCCCGAAGCGGCGAAGGCGGCCAACCCAGCCTATGGAGACTTCTTAGACCCAGAGGACTTCACCGCCGCAGCGCGATCAATCCCTCGACATGAATATGAGACCAAGCGCCTTTGTCGCTGGGTCTATTCTTCGGACCCATACCTTCCAGGCGGCACCTGGGATGCGTGCAAGGATGGGCAGGTCGTGCTTAACCAAGACGATGAAATCGTGCTCGGCTTTGACGGCTCCTTCTCCAACGACTCAACAGCCATCGTTGCCTGCCGCGTAGCAGACAAGGCGCTCTTTGTGCTTGGACACTGGGAGCGTCCGATTGACGGAGACCTTGCCTGGCGCGTTCCGATTGAGGAGGTTGAGGCAAAAATGCTGGAACTGTTTTCCAAGCACAAGATCACCGAGATCGTTTGCGACCCATTCCGCTGGCAGCGGTCGATGGAAGCCTGGGCGCAGGTCGGCCTTCCGATTGTGGAATTCCCGCAAACACCGAGCCGTATGGTTCCAGCGACGGCATCGTTCTATGATGCCGTTGTTAATATGCAACTCAAGCATGACGGTGACCCACGCCTCGCCAGGCACGCCGCTAATGCCACGCCTTACTACAGCAGGAACGGCCTGATGATTAAGAAGGAGAGCAAGAATTCACTCAAGCGCATTGACTT